GTCCTGTGTCAAAGGGCGGCTACGCTTGATCGGCGCGGTCGCAGCATCCGCTAATCCGCGCGCGGGCGGGTGGGTGGGCCGTCCCAGCTTTCGCATCAAAGGCCGCTTTGGCTTCGGGGGTATTGTCGCCACGGGCCATGCAGTCCCGGCAGTTGCCGACCCACGGCGTCCCGCCATACCAGCCAAGGGCGCAGTCAAACTGCCCCCGGTCTCTTGTGCGTGATTGATAAGGGCAAGTCATGCTGCGGTAACTTCAATCCGCGCGCCTTCCTGCAAGGCCCAAGCATCGGGATAAGTGCCAAGCGGCGTGTTGTGGAATCCGTCCTTATAGGCAACCCACTCATCGCAATCGTCTCCCGCTATCCATCTGTTTATGAAATTGAAATAGGTAAGATACCAACAATCATTGAAAGACCATCTGCACAGACTTTCTCTTTGGAGAACAGCGCTGTCCTCGACAGAGTTGTCGGGGTTGATTTTTGTCACCGTGTAGAAATCGGCAAACTGGTCAAACACCTTCATGAGCGGTTCGTTCGGGGCAATAAGGCAGGGCTGGCGGCGGTTTCCAACCTCGACATCGTCAACAAATCTTGCCCACCGCCCATCTACGCCGTTCCATATTGGGCGAAGACTTAGAATGCGCCTCTCATCGACAGGAACGCTCTCGTCCTCGTAAACAAAGTGTTGCCCATCTCGCGTGTATATCCGGTCGGTGTTTTGCGTAACAACGCGCACCGAATCAGGCAAATCGTCTTCGGTATAAGAATATTCGCCGCCGACCAATAAGTCTTTCGCCGGATACATGCAGCACTCCTCGACAGACGGCGTGCCATCGTCGCAGCACTCGCAGGAAAGTTGCGTCACCCCGTTGACCTGTTTGGCGAGGAGGAGCGTGACGCCGTTTCTTACTATCGTTTTAACCTTTGCCACGGCTTGCTGCTACGTTTCGCAAAGCTCTGTGGCGATCCATTGCATTTGACCGCCGATGCAGCCGAGAACAAAGGTTCCCGTGCTTGGCGGGGGCCACCACTCAAAGATCATTTCCCATCCGTTCTCACGGTCTTCGCTAATGCGATAGGGCAAATTCGTGTTGCCCGTTGTTGATTTGGGGCGAACTTGCTTAAAGTTCTCGTCCAGATCCTTGGCGCGGATCTTAAAGGGGGGGCGCGTAAAATCCGTTTTGTTTTTGCCGACCTGATCCTCAAAAACGTGACGTATTTTCATACTTCGACGTAAACGCCCGTTGATGTCGTGCTGTAGGTGGTCACACCGTTGGCCGCGCGGGTGTTGCTGCGCTGAACGACTACATCTTTTTTGTAAAGGACAGGGAAGTTGTTGTTGGTGAAGTTGACCTGAGTTCCCTCAACCGATCTGTTGCGCTTGATATTAAACGGCAGGCCGACAAGCTGCTCGCCGGGTTGCAAGTCTGTAAACAGATAACCCGACTTGCTGGTGCGGGTCACGGCCTTGGCAACGTAATCAAAAGACAGTCGGTAATAGATGGTGGTGTTGGTGAAGCGAAGCGTCCTTGATGCGGCAAAGCTCTTTACTTCCTCGGTTTCGCTGCGCTCCACGGTCGTATCAAAGCCACCGTAGGCCGCGCGGAAGTAGGTGATGCCCTTGTCGCTTTCGATGGAAATATCATAAAGCCGCACGTTGGAGCGGGCCATGTGCGGCGGGCGAGCGATGGGCGGCTGCGCTCCTTTGACGAACTTACCTGTGTGCAGATTTGCAAATTGCGTGAGGCAGGCGTATTCGGCTTTGTAATCGTGCGCGCCATCATCTTGAAACGAGGCGTTTTGCGAGAGAAGGACAAGCCCGCCCGTGGAAAGCTGTGGAGATGCGATGATCGTGGAAGGCATGGGATTAGGCCATTACGGTTTGCGGCAGGCGCTCTTTGAAGTCATCGAACGTGCTTTGCAGGAACGAAAGAATGGCTTGCGTCGAATCCAGCTTGACGGCGTTCCCTCCTCCAGCGCCGCCTGCTGCGCTGCGGTCGGCTTCGGCTTTGCGTTCGGCGGGTGTCTGAGACTGTTCGCGCATTACTCTTATGTAGTCTTTGAAGTCTTGCTCCGTAAGACCCATAAAACCTTCTTGCAGACTATTTTCCCGAAATCTGTTAAAGGCTTCGCCGTAAGTCTTTGCCCCATATAAATCCATCGCAAAATCGCGGGAGTTGCGTTCGTTCGCTCGGCGTTCGGCGCGGTCGCGGGCGCGCTGTTCGGTGGAGGCAGCGGAAAAGAACGCGCCCATGTCGCGTTGAGAGGCGGCGCGGTCTTCTGCGGCCATCTGGTCGCGCATGATTCGGGAGAGTTGCGAGGCGGCTGATGGGTCGTTTTCGGCGCGTTGGCGTAGTTGGTCGAGGGCGGTTTGGGGTTTGTCGGCCTTGCCGCTCTTGCCATCTGGCGCTGTCGCAGGAATATCAATCTTCGGGCCGCTTGGGCCACTGCCCTGCCAAGGAAATTTGAAGCCCTTGTCGTTCTCGCCCATGCCGGGTGATGACCCGAAAGGCGAAATGTCGCCGCCTTCCAGCATGGCATTGCGGGCGTTCGCCATGTTCTCGGCAAAGGTCTGCGCGTTGAATGCCGCTGCGCGCGTAGCTGCCGCAACCTTCTCGGCTTGTGCTGCGGTTTCTTTTGTCCGCTCGGTCATGTCGATAAGCGGGTCTTTCATGTTGGCGGCGTAGGAGTCTTTGAACGCCTGCGGGATTCCACCAAAAGCCTCTTTGGCCTGATGCCCAACTTCTTCAACTTGCGCCCCTATCGAAAACGTCAGAGTCTCAATAGACCTTGCTGCCGTTTCTGCCTGATACCTGAATGTGTCTGCCATGCCAGATCGGCCAATGGCGTCCATGAAATCAGCAAGCGCGCTGTATAAGACTTCTTTGAAATAATTTGCAGCAATGCTGAACGAGGATTTCAGCAACGTAATCAAAGCGCCGTTGGCGTCGAACATTGTGGCTGCGGCATCCGACACTGTTGAAATGGCGGCTTGGGCGGCTGCAACAATTTGATTGATGACGTTAAATGCCGTGTCGCGGGCCGTCAGGAACATCAACTTGAAGCCTTCGCCAAAGTTGCCAGAGGTGATGCCCTTGACGGCGATTTCGATATTCTTGAGCGCCTCGTTGAGCTTGAGCGTTTCAGCGATCCATTGCCCTGTGCTGACGGCGTATTCGGAGAGCTTGGCCCCCAAGCCCGCCGCGTCGATGTTGGCGATGCGGTTGGTTATCTCTACCAGCGCCGGGGCGGCGCGCTCCAAAAGTCCAGCGGCAAACTCTTTGCCCTTGTGGCCGATGGCGTTGAAGTTGTCGCCAAGGGTGTCCAAAGCGCCCGCCACGCGATCCATGACGGCGGGCGTGCTGCCAAGCTGTCCGCGCGCAATATCGAGTTCGCTGCCCATTGCCCGAAGTAGTGGGATAAGCTCGCCGCCACTGCGGCCAAGAAGCTGCATAGCAATGGCCGTGCGGTCGGAGTCGTTGCCGACATTTTGCAGGGCTTTGGCGATGGCTTGAAGTTGTTCGGTCGGGGTGAGGTTTTTAATCTCGGAAAGGTTGATGCCCAACTTGGCAAAGGCTTCGGCTTGCTCTTTACCGCCCTGCCCGGCTTCCACGATGGCGCGCTGAAGACGGTTGATGGTCGGGCCGACAGATTCGGCTCCAGCGCCCGCGTTTTCAAAGGCGCGCTGCAAGATGGCGAGGTTGCCCGCCGTCTCGCCTGTGCGGGCAGACAAGTCGTTAAGTTGTCCGCCCATAGCAACGGCGGCGTTGAAAGATTCGACTGCGGCGCGGACGCCTAAAAAGGCGGCGCCAATTCCAACTACGGCCCCGGCCAACTTGGTAAAGTGCCTTGCCACTCCCGCGCTGGCTTGGGCGGCTATGCTCTGAAGTTGTTTGGCCCCACTGTCAAAGCCAGTGGTATTGAGCGAAGAATTAAATCTGATTGCTTCGTCGGCCATTTGTTTTGCCCTAAAGTGTCAAGGTTCAGAGGTATTTTTTGTAAGTGCGCCCGCTGGCCGATGTCCTTACCTCAAACACGCCGCCGCGCCTTCCAGTATTAAGGGCGCGCGCCGCCGCCGCCGCTGCCGCTTCGGAAGCTGCTGACTGTGGCCGCTGGTTTGATCTCTGTGGCGAGGTTGTTCCGCCCATAGACGCAAGACCGGGATATCTGTCCAAAACCTTTTTGATTTTGCCCGAAGCCTGCAATTTCACGGCGCGGCTAAAATAATTGGCGCGGGCATTGAGCGCCTTACGAAAGGCAATGCCTGCCTGCGCCCACCTGTTCAACTTGGTCAGATTGTTTACAAAACCTACCTCGTATCTGTTGCCGCTCCCACGGGCATGGACATCGACAAACTGGCTCATGTCCCCCCGCTTGTGGTGTTGAGCGCCGCGAACGTAGCTTGGGGCTTTGACGGGTATGCCCAGCTTGTCGCCAATCTTAACAAACATCGAAGCGGCAAGGCCGCGCGCCTTCAGTTTGTTATTCAGTGACTTTTGCCGCTGTTCTTGAATTTGCCTCCATAGCCAAGACGGATACGCCTTCGGCTTGTTACTTTTGGAGAAGTAGTAAACCAGTTTGCCGTTTTTACCGGATGCCCTGCGCTGTGCTGCTCTTTGTTTGGCGCGAGCAATATCGCCAGCGGTGTATTTTCTGCCAGTGCGAGATTCGGGGCCAGCGTATTCAAAGGCATATTGAGCGCCGGGTCGCTTGTTATGATTCTTTTGAATGCTTCCCTCGGTGGCTTTTTTGGTGTTTCGCACGGCGCTGGTCAGCATTGCGCCCAACTCATGCTTGATGACGGTTTCAAAATCCTTGCCGCTGATTCTGCGGATTTCTGACAGTGCAGAATGAAAGCGCCTTGCCGCTTTTTGGTCGGGCGTAATCTTGACTTGCACACTAAACGCCGCCTGTCAGCGCGTCGGCAAGTAGCTCGTCAATGTCCTTGGCCCCGCTTTCGCCGCTGTCGATCCAGCGCGGCTGGCGTCCGTTGACCAGTTCGTCCCAGATGACGAATTGATTGAGCGCGGCCAGCGGCATATGCCACATGGCCTGCTCAAAACTGATCCCGTATTTGCTGACCCGCGCAGCAAGGCAAAGCTGCCAAGCCGGACGGGCCTTTAGGCTTTTGGGGCGCTGCCGTCCGAGGGGCCGGAAGATACGGCCTGCGTGATGGTGGCTGCTACGCGCTCCATTTGGCCCGTGATCCAAGGCGTGAAAGCGAACATATCGGCGGGAGCCTGCTTGTCCATCCACTCGTAAACGTCCGCCTTGATATCGTCTATCGTCGCCACGCGGCGGCGGATGTCGCTGATCGGCATGGAGTGGAGATAGACGAAGGAATAGACGCTGAAAGCGTAGTCACCGTCCTGCTCGCCCGTGACGAAGCTGTTTTTTAGTCGGGCCAACAAGCTCCATGTTGCCGCCGTGACGGGGCGCAGGGTGATGCCGTTGATTTGTTCCTCGCCGCCGAGGGCCGAAGCCTCAAGGAGCGACTCTCTTTTCTCTGGGTCAATATCCATATCGACCCGCGCTTGCTGTCAAAACAAACAGGGCGGGTTTTATGGCCCCGCCCTGCTGTTGTTATGAACAAACACACCAAACCAAAGTCACATGATAAGTTGCGCCAGATCCCGCTTGGTGGTCGCGTCGAGATGCTTGTCGGCCAGCATGACCCCGCCTTGCGGGAGGTTCACCAGCACAAGCTGGCGGGTCTTTTTAAAAATCACATCGAGGAAAAGCTCGCGGTTGAACAGCGCGGCCCGCGCGCCGGGAAGGTCGGGAAGCTGGTCGCGCAGGGCTTCGCAGGCGTCTTGCCCCTCGATGACGGCTTGGACAATGGCGGCTGTGCTGACCCCATTGGCCCCTTCTACGCGAAACCAGTAGTGAACCGTTTCCTTGCCCTTGTGGATGACGCGCGAGATCGGGTCTTGCTGCCGTAGCTCCACGCCAACAGTGGCGAGGCACGAAGCAACCTTTGTGTCGGTGGTGGCGAAGTATGGTTCCTGCATAATCTCTAATCTCTAAAGCGCCGTCAGGCGCGGGGGGTTACAGCGAGTCGTGCTGCGTGGCCTGAATCGTGCATTCTTGAAAATTTGAAGGGGCTTTCGACACGGTCACGCTATCAACATAGAACGTGCCAGTGATGCCGCCGAGGCTGGTCAAGGCGTTGGCAAGCGTGATGGACGCGCCAATGGTGGGAAGGGTTCCCTTGATGAAGCCCGTCATGCTGGCGACGTTTTTCTTGTTCCAGAAAACTTTCGCGGCCATCGCGCCGTCCTCTTTAAGAACCGGGATGGTGTCGCTGTCGGCGGTCTGCGAGAAGGAAGTGAAAACGGCGACGGTCTCGGACGAGCCGCCAAAGGTCAGATTGGTGATACCAACAATGTTCGCGGGCATAATACCCTCCCCGCGTTGTCAACCTACGCGCGGCGATAGATGCCCGTCTTGGCCTCGCCTGTAAGCTCGTAGCTCTCGTAAACAAAGCCCTTGAGCGAGGCGACTACTTCGGCATCTTCCAAGGCGGCGGGCCAATTCGGGACGCGGGCGAAGTCGCCGTCGCGGATGACTTTAGGCTGCGGGGTAGGCTTCGTTGAGCCAGCATCGGAAGTTGATGCTGCGGCGGAAACTGCGGTTTTCGTTTTCATAGCTTACAGGGTCAAATTCCAAGCCCCAGACCTTGACCAGATCCGAGGCGTTGAGGGTGGTAAGAAAGCTCGGCCCGTCCACGGTGGCCGAAAGGTCATGCCACAGCACCTTAAATCCCGGTGCGCCCTCGTCATCGTCTTCAGTGTCGGGCAGGCGGCGTTCGTTGCGCTCCTCGTCGGGCGTTTCGTCTGCCGCCGTGGTGAGCATGACGGCCACGCGGGCATTCCATGTCTGCATCCCCAAGACCACCTCATCCAACTTCTCGGCGCGGACGGTGATGCTTGGCAAAATGTCCTCGTCCGACTCGTCGGCACTGGTGATGCGGCAGGCCGAAAGGTTGCTGTCGGCTTCCAGCGCGGCAATGACGGCGCGCTCTAAGGATTCCTCAAGGCTGTAAGCGGGGGCGGTCATTTTGTTTCCGGGCTTTGCAGGGTGAGGTCAATCGAGGCGACATCGGTGTCGATGCCCACAATGCGGTAACGCCGCCCCGCGTATTTCACGATTCCGCCCATGCGGAAGTCAGGCGCACCCGCCTTCAAGACGGTTGCCGTAAGGCCGCGCGAGGGTTCAAAGCCGCCCTCGCCTAATTGGTTCGCGTAGGTTTCTTCTCCGACCACGGCCCTGTAACAGCGTTCGCGGTATTCGATTTCGTCCGCAATGGTGGCTACGGATTCCTCGCACCCGGCGGTGTAAGCCTGCGAAAACTGACTCATGCGCTGGGCTTGGTGTCAGCGGCAACTAGATCAGGGTTGCGGCGGCGGAATATCTCCTCGCCCAAGCGGTAGGCTTCGTCGCTGTTCTCCATCTGGTAGGTGGCGTCTGACGGAACGGCGGGATTCCAGAAGGGATGCTCATGCTTGAAAACGATGTCGCTTGGCACAAGCAGGCCGCTTTTTTCGGCGCGGAGGCTGAACTCTGTGTCGCTGAAGATGCCAGGATAGTCGCTGGCGAGGATGTTCTGTTTGCCGTAGCCAAGGCGCTTGAAGGTTGGCCGAGTCACGCAAAAGGTGACCATGAGCGAGTCGTTGCGGTAGCCGTCTTTGATTTGCAAAATGGCGGGCTTGTTGGCGTCCACATAGGGCGCAAGCGCCTCGGTGATCTGCTTGTCCCAATGCAGCGGCGGATAAACATCATCCTGTGCCGTGATGATGATTCTGCCCGTGGCCGCGTTGGTGGCCGCGTTGTAATTCTGCACGGCTGTTCCACCGGGGCGCTCAAGGTTCCCAGCCTCGGAGGTGGCGTGGCGGAAGCGGGAGAGCAAGCCAACGGATTCCTCGTCATCCTCAGAAAAGCCAAAGATGTATTCGATGGCTTCGGGATTGGCGGCGGCATCGAGCCAGCGCTTGCGCGTGGCGGCGGCTTGCTGTGCGCGAGCGCGGGTCGGGTGGCATACGCTGATGCTGTATTTGTGCGCGGCAATGCGGGCGGTTTCGATTTTGTCGGCCTTCTCGATGTCGCCCACCATGCGAAGCCATTGCGTCCACAGGGCCTCCCCTGCCCACCCGTAAAGCCCGTCCCGGTGTGTCCACGCTTTTTCAATGGGGCGCGGCAGGGCCATCATGGAGCGGATGTAGGCTTCGGCGTTGACCATATCGCCCAAGTCCAAGTGCATAGCGCCAAGCAGGGCCAAGGCTTCGCGGCGGTTGGGTTGCGTGCGGTAGGCCGAATGCAGGGCGGTCATCATGGCCTTATATTCAACGCTGCCGCTTTCAAGGATTGGCGGGCGGGCCAGTTCGCAAATGTTCAAGCAAAGCTCGTAACGCTCGGTGGGTTTGATGTCGGGATGCGCCAGGGCTTGCTTGGCCAGATCCATGGCCTCTTGTTTTCGGCCGTGGCCCATGTATTCGCCGTGGAGGTGGTAGATCTCGGAGATGGTGCGCTCGGAGGCCGGGATGCTCTCGAGGATGGTGACGTTGCGGTTGGCGCCTTGCTTCGGCTCATCGTCGGGCAGATGGACAACAACCGGCGCGTCGCAGCGGGCGATCTTGGCGTTGGCGTCTAGCTGGAAGTTCTCGTGGATGCGGTTGACCCACTTGCCTTTGTCGCGGCGGACGAGGCGCTCGCGGATGTTGTGGGCGATGCCGCGGCCGGCTACGTCGTGGTAAAGGGCGAAGGCATCGAAGTCGGGGCCGAACTTGGTGAGCAGCTCGTGGAGCGCTTGGGCAAAGTCGGGGCCGGGCGTATCGTCGGCATCGACCCAAAGCGCCCAGGGCTTGGTGGCCAAGTCGAAGGAGGCTTGCCGGGCGGCGCCGAAGTCATCGACGTGAGGCCAATCGTTCTTGGGGTCGTTGGCATAGACTCCCATTTTGGCGCCGTGTTTCTGGCAGACGCGGGCGACCTCGAGGTCGGGCGGCGTGTTGCCGTGGGCATGGACTACGCACATCTCGCCGACGGCGGGTGCGAACTGGGTGAGGCAACGGTCGAGGCGTTTGGGTTCGTTGCCGACGATCAGACAAAGCGCGATCTGCTCGCGCGGGCTTTGGTTCTCCATCTCGGGCGGAGCACCTTTGTCAACAAACGAAAACCCCGGGCGTTGGCCCGGGGCTTCGTGTCATGGTTACTACTAGATGGAGGCGGGTTACGCTCCGAGAGCCAGTTTCGCGGCGCCGGTGATCGCGCGGGACGCTCCGAACACGCACTCGAAGGAAACGTAGTGCTTGCCGGTGCCGGGATTGTAGTGGCGACGGTAGCCGAGCGTGAGGCCGCTCTGCGGATCGTTGACCACGGTGGCGGCCAAGTATTCGCTCGGGGCCTGCGGCTCGAGGGCGCGGACAGCGATGGCGACGGCGTTCTGATGAACGGCCAGACCAGCCAGGCTGATGCTGTTGGTGGGAAGGATGAGGCTCTCCACCACGTTCATGCCCAGCACGCGGGGAACGCGAGCGTCGGCAATGGTGTCGCGGGCGCCGAACTGCGAGGCATCCAGCAAACCGCTCTGGGACAGGAGGCTGTCGTAGAGCGAGGTATTGAGGATGAGCGAGCGGCCGGTGAGCGGGACCTTTTCATCGGACAACGCTTTGCGGAGGGCGCGGGCGTTGGTGATGGTGAAGGCGGACAGGTTCGTCAGCGAGGCAGTGTATTGCGCGGCGCTGGAAGCCGTGGTCACGAAGAGGTTGTAGACCGAGGTCAACACCGACTGCGCGAGGGCTTTGCCCTGCTGGGTGGCGAATTTGGTGATCTCGGCGACGCTCGACTTGGAGTATTCCGTGTCGGTGAGCGAGACGGTCACGATGCGGTGGGTGTCCACGTTGATCGTGACTTTGTTCATCGTGCCGTTGTCCGCTTCGTAAGAATCGGCGAACGTGGTCGCGGTGAGGTTGGCGATGAGCGGGACTTCGACGCTCGCGCCACGACGGACAACTTCATTGCTGTAGCTGGTCGTGAAGATCGAGAGCGGCTCGAGATCCGCGGTGAAGGACTCAAGCGCGGCTTGCGCGATGAGTTTATCGTTTAGTGCGGCGTTGATTGTGGCCATAAATTTGGATGGTTAGAGAACGAGGGTGGAAAAGATTTCGCGTTTGTGGGCGCGGTAGAACTCGGTGGCTTCGGCGCCGTCGAGGCGGGCGAATTTCTGCGCGGCGGTCAGTTCCGGCTCGGCAGACACGACAGCCACGGGGTCAATGCCAACAGAAGCGACGATTGCCGCAGCTTGCTCACCAGCACTTTTGGAGGCCGCGAGAAGCGCGGTGATCTCCTCGTCCTTGCTGGCGCTCTCGGCGGTGAGGCGCTCGACTTCGGTTTTGAGGGTTTCGAGTTCCTTGGCGATGTCTTCGCTGGCTTGCGCCACGACGGCTTCGGCTTCGACTTTGGCGTTCAGTTCGGCCTGGAGGGCGTCAACCTTCGCTTGAAGTTCGGCGTTCATATTATCCTCGGAGGAGATGTCAACGGCGCCGTCGGTGACGGGCTGCTCGACAACCGGCTCGGCGATGACTTCGACGGGCGCGGCCTCTTCGGCTTTCGGGAGGTTGGCGGATTTGCGGGCCATAGAGTTGGAAAACTTGTCAAAGCGCGCGCGGGCGGCTTCGGGTGTGATGGAGGCGGCGGCCTCGATGTCGTCTTCGATGCCGTCGGCAAAGTTCATGGCAACGGCCTGCGTGGCATCGAGCCAGGTCTCTTCGTCCATCATGGACTCGATCTCGCCGCGCTCGCGGCCGGTCTTGCGGACATAGGCGTTGACCAGCGTGGCCTTGAGTTTGTCGAGAACGTCGGCTTCTTTGCGAAGGTCGTCGGCGTCGCCCATCGCCATGCTCCAGGGATTGTGGATCATGAGCATGGAGTTGCCGGCCATAAGGACTTCGTCGCCGGACATGGCAATGACGGAGGCCATGCTGGCCGCAAGTCCATCAACGTGAACGGTTAAGCCGCCTTTGTGCCGACGTAGCGCGTTGTAGATTGCGGCTCCTTCGATAACACTTCCTCCGACAGAATTGATGCGGAGGTGAAGGTGCTGGCCTTTGAGTTTGCGGATGTCGGCCACGAAGTCTTTGGCGGTGACACCACCGAAACCGATCTCGTCGTAAATGCTAACCTCGATGCCATCCTCGGCTTCGCTGTTTGCGGGCGTTGAAATTGCATACCAGCGGTTCGCGCTCATTGCTGCGGGGGCGGTGTCAATGGCTGGCCCGCGGTGACGGGTGCGGGGTTGGGATTGAAGGTGGCGATGGAGTCGGCGCTGATGCCGAACTCGGCGGAAAGATCGGCGAGATACTTGGCCTCGACGGCGCGCTGGCGGAGTTGGTCTTTCCACTCGAAGCCGCGCTCGCTGTAGTCCTCGGAGTAGGTGCGGAGGCCGGCGCGAACGTCGTTGAGGTTCGCAGCGGCTTCGCGGCCGTAGTCGACCGATGCGGCGGCCGGGCGTTGCCATTCGACTTTCCACCAGTTTTCGTTTTGCGGGATGAGGCCGCGCTGCATCCCGATCGTGATAACGTGCGCCCAGACGCGGGAGCAGAGGCGGTCGATAAGCAATGCCTGGCGCTGCTCAAAAGTGCGTTGGGCGCGGACCAAAACGGCGCGCAGGGCGGCTCCGCCGGCCTCGGCGGGACGGGCGGCGAACTCCCAGGGAACTCCGAGGTTCAAGCAGACTTCGCGCAGGAGAACGTCACAAAACTCACGGAAGTTTTGTGACGGGCGGTTGCTCGTCCACGAGATGAGGTCTTCGCCCATGGAGAGGCGCGGGATGGCGCCGCCGGCATTGCCGAGGCTTTCGACGGTGATCTCGTTGGTTCCCTCGCTGTTGATCGAGGTGCTGGATTCGCCGAAGAAGTCGGCGCCCTGCGGGTTCGACGATTTGATGGCCAGCGCGATGTAGGAGGAAATTTTGATCGCCATCTTCTCGAAGCTGACGGCGTCGGAGACATCGCGGAGGTGATTGATGGACGGGGCGAGCGGGGTGACGTAGCGCAGCTCGTCGCCTTGGCTGGCCTCCCCGACGTGGATCATTTGCGCGGCCGGGATGTCCTCGAAGCGTTGCGCGGGGTCGACGCCGTCGCCGAGGAGGTGGCGGTAGAAGATGGGGCGCATCTGGCCGTTGACCACCACGCCGTCGATGACGTTTTGGCCGCCTTCGCGGGCTTGCGGGTTGCTCGGCTCGTAGATCGAGGAGCGGGCGTCACCGATGCGGTGGGCCAAGATGAGTTGCAGGGCGGGATAGCCGGTGCTCTGCACGGCGGGACGGAAGAAGACCTCGCCGTCGCGGTCGATGGCGACGGAGGCGATGCGCTGCATCTCCCTCCAGGTGTAGCGGCCTTGCAGGTCAGCCACGCGGGACCACTGCTCGAAGAAGGTCTCGGCGGCGGCATCCCAGGCTTCGTCACCGCTGCGGGCTTGCGGACGGATGCCGGAGCCGACGGAGTAGCGGGCTTTCTCGGTGATGAGGCCGCGCAGGAAAGGCGCGTTGTTGTAAAGCCAGCGGGACAATTTCATCAGGCGCTCGCGGTCGGCGCCGCTCACGTCGATGTGGCTATCGACGGCGGATGCGTTGTAGGGGAAGCGGCGCTGGATGGACGGGCGCGCGGCGTCGTAGCTTTGGGCCTTCGGCGTGAAGGCGCGGGTGACGAGTTTCCAGCGGTCGGCTAATTTCATACGAGCGGGTAGTTGAAGGCGGCGATCATCGTTTTCTGCGGCTTGCGGGTGAGGTAGTCCTCGAGCTGCGCGTCGGTCATGTCTTTGATGAGCGCCCAACAGGTCAGGGCCAACTCGGCGACGGTGCTGGCCGTCATGTCGGGCGGCAGGGAATAGGAAAACGATTTGCCGCCCATGCTGGCGGAGACGAGGAGCCGGCCGCCTTCTTTGCTGGCGCTGTATTGGTTGGCGCCGATGGTCTCGAGCGCGGTGATCGTTTTCGCTGCTGACTTACCGGAGGCTAACCAGGCTGAGAAAATGAAGGCGCGCGGAGACACGCGCTTCGGGGCGTGTCAAACCTCGGGGGGTTCGGCGGGCGTCGGCTTGATGATGTTGCCGAACTCAGCCAGGGCGAGGATCATCAGTTCGGCGTCGAGCATGTGGTTGGGCCGGCGGCCGATCTGCTTCCAGATGTAGGTCTCGCGGCCGGTGAGCGGGCTGCGGCGCATGACTTTGCGGTGAGCGTCGAGGTGGGCTTTGTATTCTTCGGAGGCGTCGGCCGCCACGGTCCACGCCGGGCCTTTGCCGCCGCGGAGCCACTCGAGGACATCTTGCGCGGCCGGTGAACTGAAGAGCATGAGAAACCAGCCGCGCCGATAGGGCTTGATGACGGAGATGGCTTTGCGGAGGGATTTGCCGAGTTTCACGCCGTAGCCTTCGGCGCGGTCTTCGCCCTTGGCCGGGATGTAGCGGTTGCGGATGCAGACATCGAGGACTTCATCGGTGCGGAAGCCTGAGTCGACCACGACGAGCTTGGCCATGACGCCGCCGATGTTGCGCGGGGTGTCGAGGCCGAGTTCGGTGACTTTGAACTCGAGGTCGGCCCAGGTGGTGAGGCGGCCTTCGTCAATGAGTTTGCTACTGCCGTCTTTGGCGAAGGAGCGGCAGACGAAATAGAAGCAGTCCTGTTGAACGTCGACGGCCATGATTCGGGCGGTCCCCTCCTCCACCGGGGCGCGGAGGTTGTATTCGCCGACGGTGAGCGGGCGCGACTCGGTGGTCATCGCTTCTTCCCATGGCTCGGCGAGGATGCTGTTGACGAAATCTTGCAGGCCCATGAGGGATTGCTTGTCTTGCAGGAATTTGACGGCCAGCGCGCCGAAGCTGCGGCGCACGGAGTAGAGCGCGGAGAGGTGATAGCTGCGATGGCCAGGGAGAGCGCCGAGATTTTCCGCGCGCCATTCGCCGTCGCGGAGCATCTTGGTTTTGCTGGCGTCGGTGATGTGGCCGGCACAATGCGGACACTCGAGGCGGGCGGTTTCGCGGACACGCTTCAAGTCCCATTGGTTGTCGTCGATCTTGGCCTCATCGTCCCATTTCATCATGGGCCAGTTGAGCAGGGTCATCTCGCCGCAATGCGGACAGGGCACCCAGTAGCGGCGCTGGTCGCCTTCAAGCCAGGCCTTCCAGATCGAACCTTCCTGCGTGGTGGGGGTTGACGTTTGCACGATCAGCGCCATGGGGAAGGACGCGGTGCGCTGCACGGCAAGCTGGACGGCGGCGGCTTCTTGCTTGGTCTTGGTTTTGTATTTGTCCACCTCGTCGAGGCAGAGGAGCGAGATGCTGCGGCCGGCAAGGTTGCCCGGACTGTTCGATCCGACGAACCAGAGGTGCATGCGGCGGAATGCCTGGTCGAGGTTTTTGAATTTGTCTTTGTTAGCGGGCAGCTCGGCGCGCAGGACTTCGTTGTCGTCGATCATCACTTGCCAGCGGGACTCGGAAAACGATTGCGCGTTGGTCTGGGTATCGAGCACCCAGAGCGCCGGCGCCGGGGCGCGGCAGAGGCGGTAGGCCATGCCGACTTGGATGGCCGTGCTCTTGGCCACCTGGGCGCCGCAAAGGAGCGCCATCGAGCGGACGCCGCTGGCCGGGTGGAAGGCGTCGAGCCATTCGCGCATGTAAGGGTAGGACCGCACGCGGAACGGACCCGGGGATGACGTAAAGCGGGACGAGAAGGACAGATTGGCCTCGGCCCACTCGGTGACGGACTGCCGAGGGTGCGGCACCCACTGGCTTCGCCACATGGCCCGGGTGGCGGCGGCCGAATCAGGTATCCAGGCGCAGGGCATTGCCGGTATTGCTGAGGGTGCTGAAGACTTGCTCGAGGTAGTCGGCCACGGTGTCGCGGGCCAGCTCGGGGTCGGCAGGGTTTGCCGCCTGGGCGATGGCGGCCGGCATGGCCTCGAGGAGGGCGCGGAGTTTGCCGGCCTCCTCGGCGATCACGGCTTGCACTTGGTCGCGGTGCATGAGGGTTTGCGCTTCCTGCTCGCTTTTGACCATGTCGCGCTTCCGAGTCTCGTGGGCCTCTTCGGCCTCGCGGACGGTGCGGCTTGCCGCTGCTCGCTCTTGGATGCTGCTGGCCGCCTCGAAGTCGCGCACCGCAATCCGGCGCATGTGGTCGGTCACGGCCAGTTCATCGGGCAGATCGACAGGATCGGGCGCCGGTTCGGCTGGTCGCGGCGCCGACGGTTGCGATGCCTTGGTCCGCCTGGCGTTCTGATTAGCCCGTCGCCACTCCGTCGCCGCCTCGAGGGAGTCGAGCGGCATGCCGCGTTTCACCGCTTTGGCTACGGCTGGCTGGCTGATGCCAAGTGCCTTGGCCATCTGGCCTTGCGATAACCTTTGGGACATCACCCATAACCGCTGTCAATGGGTTATGGCTCGCAGGAAAACCTCGGTCTGGTTCGGGCACT